CATCCTCTTCAACCACAGTAGTGGTGCGGATTTGAATGACCTGATTAGGCAGGATTTCTTCTTTGTATTCAAGTCGTTTTGTAATAGCCATTAAGAACGTCCTCCAGACGAAATAGGTTTAGGCAGTAGTAGTATAAGTGCCAGAAAGCGCGAGTCTACCGTCACTATCATCCCAAACTTGACCGGGATTCAAATGAGTACGACTGCCGCTGGCGGGTTCGCCAAGTAAAACAATGTAAGTAGCACCTTGCTCTATGTAAGCATGGTAAACACTGTTTCCTAGGTTGAATTGCCACGCAACAGTTACTGCATTATCGATATTGCCTGTACTGGTTGCAGTAAATGGAAGTCCTTCAACTTCAGCGTAAGCATCGCTGCTACTACCAGAAAGTGAGCTAAGGTCGATGTTGATATAAAAGTGAACTGTGTTACCAATTTTTGTGTATCTACCTGCTTGATTATTGTAAGAAGCAGTGAACCCTGTATTAATTGATGGTGTAAATGTACCCTCTTCATAGTCGTCGAGAGCGTTGGCTTGAGCTGTGTCACCATTAAAAGAAAGGCCACCACTAGCTTGGAAGCGAGCTTTTTCTGCGAACCCGCCAGTACCTACGCTATTAGTTGTGCCGATCCTTAAACCACCGTTGTATGGATAAAGAAGAGCTGGTGTATTGACGGTGGAGTCGCCTGAGTAAAAACCAAACCATGCACTTCCACTTGCACCTTCAGCAAACAAACCGCTTACACCACTTACCCCTTTAATTCGGAGAGTTGAACCAAAACCTATTGTTGATGGGCTTGTTTCGTTGATACCCACATTCCCTGCATTGTCAACCCTGATTCTTTCTACGCCTTCAGTGTCAAGCGTGATATGACCGTTGCTGCCAGTATCAACACACTCAACGCTTGTGTTGCCTTCGCTAATTGAATCACTCGAACCACCACCGCCTGAAGCATCTTGCCAAGTTGGAGCGTCGTTACCGTTGCTGGTAAGAACCTGACCGCTGGTGCCGTAGTTCGATGCGCCTTCAATCGCCCACGCACCAGTTGATGTAATGCGAAGTCGCTCTGTAGCCGCAGTAGAGAACTGCAATGAATCACTACTGTGAGCATATTGAATAATTCCTCGGTAACCACCAGTATCATTAGTAGTTGTATCGGCAAAAACAATACCGCCAGTGCCGCTGGTTGATGTTGTTATTGCTTGATAAGTTGCACTACGACTTGTGCTTCCAATTTCAATAAGCCTATCGCCGTGGACAGAAGTTGTCGTTGTTCCAATAAGAAGTCGGCCAGCACTATTGACCCGCAATCTCTCTGTACTGCCAGTCCATAAAGTTAAATTATCGCCAATGTAGCCAACATATCCACCAGAAGCACTAGAGTTGACGAAATTTATATAGGAAGCTGACGCAGAAGTTTGTACTTTTAATTGAGTGCCAGAGGATCCAGAAAGATGCAAGGTATGCGTCGGGCTGGTGGTGCCAATGCCGACATTTGACGTAAAGTAAGCAGAGCCATCACTACCAATTTGTGACTTTACAGTACTACCGGAATAGCCTCGGAAGATAGGGCTGCTGTCAGTTCTACGAATGTAAACAGCGCCACTATCGTATAGGTTAATTCCAGCAGTTGATGCGTTTGGAGTGTTGAAATTGGCTACGGATAGAGTTTGATTGCCGAAACTTGGGCTGATCTTTGTGCCAGCAATGGCTGCACTGCTGCTGACCTTGGCGTTAGTGACAGCACCGTCGACCAGCTCTGACGTGTCAACTGTGTCAGCGCCGGGCTGGCCAATGTCAACCGTCGAGCCAATGGTGACGATAAAGTGGCTTGCACCAGATGCAGGTGCAGCAGCAAAGATGATGTCGTTGTTGTTAATTGCAAAGCCTTCAGACGGCTGGCTAGTGCCGCTGTTTGGCTTTTGAATAACACCGTTAACGCTAACCAGCATTTGCTGGGCGTTGGCGCCAGCGTTGCTAAGGGTGAACCGATAGGCGCTGCCGTTGAACGTGGCAGATCCGCCGCCTGTACCACCTGACGACGACAGCGTGTTGATAAAGAAGTTGCCGACGGACTGCACTTCCTTCCACGCAGAAGTGCTGGTGTCGTACACCTTCATTTTGTTGGCAGTCTTGTCGTACCAGAGATCGCCTTCGTCTAGATCTGTGGTCGGCGCATTGTCTGATACGCGATAGCGAGCGTTGAAATCATTGATGTCATCGCTGAGCTGAACGACGTCAGTCTCTTTAGCAATCAGCTTGTGATAGGTGTAAGTGTTAAGGGTGGTAGTGGTCTGCACCTGCAGGCCCAGGCCGGCGGCCAGCGTGCTGCTTTGCAGGCTGCTGGGAAAGCCGTTGATTGTGACTGTGACGTTGCCAGTGGTGCGCCCAGTGGTGCTTACACCGCTGGCATCAACAACAACGCCACCTGCATCAGCAATCGACACCACCGTGCCAGCGTTGTCGCTGGGGTCAGGGTTGGTTGTCGGAAAGCTGGTTTCGTTCGGAATAGCGACAAAGCCGCCCAGGGCGTTGAGCAAGCCAGACACAAACGTGTTGACTGCTGAGCTGGTGGGGATGTCGTTGGTGTTGGCAGGCGTCAGCGTGCTGCTAATCGTCTTGCCATCCAGCTGGTTCAGCTCTGCTGTAGATGCAGTCAGGCCGTCAGTGACGTTGAGCTCGGTAGTGGTGGCAGTGACGCCGTCAAGAATGTTGAGCTCGTTAGTGGTAGACGTGACACCATCCAGCTTGTTCAGTTCTGCAGTATTGAGCGTGGCGCCATCAAGCACCTGCACTTCTGTCTGAGTCAAATCAGCAAGGGCAGATGCTGTGCCGCTCTGCATTGTCGACAGTTCAGTCAGCTCAGAATCCAAAGGCTGCTTGCCATCAATCTGGTTCTGGATTGCAGAGGTGACACCGTCAACAAAGTTCAGCTCTGCCGTTGTTGCAGTCACGCCGTCCAGCTTGTTGATTTCCGCAGCTGTCGCAGTCACGCCATCAAGCGTGTTCAGCTCTGCTGTGGACGCAGTAACCCCATCAAGCTTGTTGATCTCAGCAGCAGTTGCCGTGACACCATCAAGGATGTTGAGCTCAGCCGTACTGGCGGTCACGCCGTCCAACTTGTTTAGCTCAGCTGTGTCAGCAGTGACGCCATCTAATTTGTTGAGCTCTGCTGTAGACGCAGTAATCCCATCAAGGGTGTTTAGCTCTGCTGTGGTGACAGTCGCCCCGTCAAGAATCTGTGTCTCTGTTTGAGTCAGGTCCGCTAACGCACTGGCAGTGCCAGACGACATGGTCGCCAGCTCAGTCAGCTCAGCGTCAACTGGTTGGAAGTTGGTGTCGACGTAGTTTTTGGTGGCTGCATCCTGCGCCCCTGTCGGGTCAGATACGTTGGTCAGTCGCTGGTTGCCAAGCGTCGGCAAGCCAGTGGTGCTGCTAATTGTGACGACCTGCTTCTGCGCATCGTCTAGCTCTTGGTCAAGGTAGAGCTGCTGCAATGCGTTGGTGTCTAGGTCAGCAGCCGTCAGCGTTGAGCCGTCGGTGTAGTCGACCAGGACGTTGTCGGCGGGCGTGACTCGACGTACCTCCACCCGTACGCCGTTGGCAGGTGCCGAGGACAGCTGCGCTGTGGTGTCGTTTGCAAAGGTAAAGGTGGTGTCGACGTAGTTGACGAAAACCTTGACGTGCTCCTTCCTGATGTAGGGAAAGCCAATGGTGTACTGAGTGGCGCTGCCATTGCCGGTGTAGACGTTGTATGCGTAGGGCATGGTCAGTTCAGAGCGTCAATGAAGGTTTGGGCTCCAGCAGGCGCAGCACGCTGGATGTCAAGTGATGTCCTGCCCTTTATGTAAGCATTGTCAGCCCGTCTTTGCCTGGCTTCAGTCAGCTCAGCTTTGAGCGCCGGGCTTTCCTCTTCAAGCAACAGCTTTGCCTCTCTGGCATATCTGTTAAACACCTCTTTAATTCTGGTCAATCGCACTGATTGGTAGTCCTCAGAAGGGCGAGTGCGGTCTGCCTCGTTGCCACCGATTGGCGTTGCCTTGTAGGTGATGTCCCTAGTAATAAGGTCGCGGATCTCTTCTGCCAGCAGCTTGCCTTCAGGGTGTGGCGTGGTGCCCCTCATGCGTACGACCTGAGTGCCAAGCACCTCCAGGCGGTCGAGCTCCTGCGGAGACAGCACGCGATTAGGCAGCTCTGGGCCAAACGCAGTGTCAGACCACCATGTCTCCATGGAGCCCTGGCCATACAGACGACGCAGCTCGACGTCGATCGGATCGTCAGACAGCACCCGAGTGGGGAACGCGGATGTAGGGCTGAACATGTTGTAGGCGCTGCGCAAGAACCATTGATCTTCAGGAATCAGGTTCAAACCCAATGGCTGCGGCATGGGAATGGCTGCGCCTGTAAACGGGTGACGCTGCGGCGGAAACTCCTCGCTTGCGCCAGGCAAGCGCATGCGCATCATTTGCAAAGTTTGCAGCGGGATGGCAAGGAAGGGGTTGTCAGTAGCAGGACCAGGCGGCTTGAGCTGAGGGCCAACGCGTGCGGCAGCAAACGTGCTTGGCATAAACGCACGCAGGTTGGTTGAAATGTATTTAGTTACTGCGTTTACTCTGCCTTCTTTTTTGCCAAACCTGCTGTTCTCAATTATGTCAGAATACAAATCAATAAGCCGACGAAATGGCTCAAGAATTTGTGAGTTAAATTTAGCCGGACCAAGCTCACGAGCTGTGTGCCAAATTGCAGCTTGCACTTGCGCAGCAACAGTTTCAGCCTGCTCAAAAGGTACGTTTTCAACCATTTCTTTGTACTCGCCAAGCATGCCAAAAATTGTGGCAAGTTGATCTAATGCACTGAGCCTAAATTGGGGCGTAAATTTATCAGTGCCAGGAATCCTGAATGAAATTGAACTGCCCTGATAGCCAGTGTATTCAGCCTTTGCTCCTGTATAGCGTTCACGCCAATTAGTTGGATCAAATCCAGTAACGCGGATGTAGTCAGATTGCAGCAACATCAAGCCGCTTGCCATTGCAAACGTGCCAAGCGCTGCATCGCCAACAGCTCTGTACCGCGTAAATTTGTCTTCACTGTGCAAGTCGCGCCACAGCGTATCTGTCAACAATCCACCGCCAGGCGTCATGCGCATGGCTGCTTTAAGAATGTCAACTGGCCCACGCGGCAATGCGTAGATCACACCGGCAAGCGGGTAATCATTTACAAATTTGCCGGCTGCGCGAGACGGAGCCCATAGCGCTGCCATTGCTGGGCGCCCTTCATAGCCACTCTTCATGTAGGCAAGAGCGCTGTTGTGAATGTCAAGCTGGTCAGTCAAGCCTTTTTGCCGTGCCTTACGGATGCCCATCTGATATGTGCGCGGCTCATGCACAACATCAAGAGGATCAGTAAACGCGACGTAATCCATCACGTTCTTTGCGTGAATACCAGTCAGCGCACCTTTCTTAATTACTGCACCGTTAGGCATGGTGACGTCACGGAATTGCTTCTGCAGCAACCGCTCTGCTTCAGCATTGGCGTAATCCCATACTTCTTTAGAGCCAGGCTTGCCAACGCCAGTCTGCACTGCATGCTCCAGCTGCTCATCCATCAATCGCGCCCATTCAGCTGAAGGGCCGACCAGGCCGTTGATGAACGTGTCGATCATTGTGATCGGACGGCCAACAACAGCTTTCATGCCGCGTGCTGCAGCGCCAGTCGCGTCTCTTGCCACTGACCGTGGCGTTGCATTGCGAATGTAATTAACAGCAATTGCGACAAAGTTTGGGTTGTTGCGGTCCATGTACCACTGACCGTCCTGAATCTCATCTATCTGAATGTCCTGCAAGTTGCCTTGCTTAGGCCCATTAGCGAGCCGGCGATCCATGCCGATGTAGTCAACGCCCAGGTTTACAAAGGCTTCGTTGTGAATAAACGACGAGCCGGTAAGACGCAGTGCGTAGTTGAGATTAGAAGCATATTTGGCGTACATGCGGAAGCCCAGGCCAGTGGCTTGCGTAGCAGCCTTTGCCTCAGCAAATCGCCCTGTTGCGGCAAGGCGTGCTGCATCGACAGCGCCACCGTAAATAGTGCTTACTGGCATGGTGGCTGCTCTAAACGCGCTGCCCAGCAACATTGTCCAATGAGTCCGCGGCGCAGACAGGATCGACATGACATGGAACTGCCTGATGTTCTGCGCAATGCCTGAGCCAGGCGCGGCATCACGCATGTGGTTAAGCATGTTGGCCTGATATTTCTTGTCGTTTTTTGCCTGTATGGCAACCTCGGCCAGCTCTTTCATTACCTCGTCAGTGCTCGCTGTTGACTGGTTTTGTTTGACAGCGTTGACTACCTCTGCAGGCAGAACCCGATCAAGCATGTTGCCTGCATTAGCTGTCGTCTCGACAAACTGCTCTGCTGCTGATTTGGCTGGCTGGTTAGGCGGCACGGCTTCCGCTTCCGAGCCAACGACACGGTTTGCAGCATTGACGTCGTAGATGACAACTTCGTCGACCGGCCCGCCTTGGCGGCCGATCATCTCAGGCTCATGCCGCAGGCCCTGGTAGCCCAAGCCGGTGACGTAGTCCTGCAGCCCTGCTTTCTGCGCAGGCGTCAGCTCAAGGCCGTTGGGCCCTTCCCGCATGCGGCCTAAGTCAAGGTCGTTGAGCAGGTCGGCAAGATCCTTGTCCATGGACGGCAGGTCCATGATCTTGATGTCCTTCTGCAGCGTGCCCTCAACCAGGGCGCCGCCGTAGCCAGCCATGTTTTCGTAGCCACTGGTGCTTGCTGTGAAATAGACACCGTCACCAAGAGGGCCAGCTGTTGGTTGCAAGCCTTCCGCAAGCGCAGCCTTGCCTGCTGCTTCTGTTGTGGCGTGCTGCAAGTTGACGCCAGGGATCAGCTTGGAGTTGAGGATGTTGGGGTCAGCATCCATCTGGGCAATGCGCAAGCGCTGGCCTGCCACTCGCGTCATCTCGGCGTATGCCGCGCCAATCTTGAGCGAGTCATTGATAGAGGCGTACAGCTTGCTTGCGGCAGACGCTTTGTCCGCTGCAGTTGTCGCGCCTGTGTAGTTAATTGCTGCAATCGCTGCGTCGTTGTTGGCAGCGTCCAGCAGGATCTGTGTTGCCCTGATAGAGCCAAGGTCATCACCTGCTTGCAAGTCACCGCGCAAAGCACGGTCTGCCATTTCAATTAGGCGGTCAGGGTCAGCGCCTGTTTCGCTCAGGATTTCAATGGCCTTGCCATTGATTTGCTCATCGGTATATGTGTCGCGACCAGTCAGGTCAGCACGATCTAAGAAGTCGCCAGAGATGCCGCGACGCACAGCATCAAAGGAAGCAGCAAGCTCGTCGTTAGTTAGTTCGATGTACCGGGTCTTGCCGCTGCGGCTGGCATAGCGACGGATGTCGTCCTGCAGCAGCTCTTCAATTGTGATGTCGCCCTTCTTCAGGGCTTCCATGTTTTCAGCAATCTTGCGCGATACGTCGTCAGGATCAGGCATCTGCACGGCCAGCTGTGGCTCCAGCTCCATGCCTTCTTCTGCGCGCCGCGCTGCAATGTCGCCTTGGTACGCGTTTTCAAATACGTCGTCCCAGGTTTGATAACCGCGGCCTAGCAGCCAATTACCAGCAGCTTCTGCGATCTGCGAAATCTTGGCAAAAGGTTGTGCCCAAGTGGCTTTTTTGTAATTCTCGCCAAACTTCCACCAGCCACTAAAGGCCATTGCCTGTACTTCTTTGCTTCCAATTTGCCCACTTAGTATTGCTTGAGCCTGCTCTGGGACAGTCTTCGCCGCTAATTCCCGAATCTGGTTATCTGCATTGCGAAGAATTTGTAGCTCACCCTTTGACAGAAAAAGATCTTGTAGGCGGTGAAATGCCTCGTGATATGCGGTTACAAGTGTACGAGTAAAAGAAAGCGGGTTTGATTTATGGAACATTGCGATCTTGATTAGATCGTCTGCTGCCTTTTGGCCGCGAACAAACATGCCTGAGGCTGAATAAGCCTGACCCTTCTTGCCGCCGTAAGCACGAGCCTGAGCAGGAGTGAACTGGCCCTCGATCCTGTCGACAAACTCGACGTTGACGTCAACGCCTGCAACCCGCGTGGCCTCTTGCAATAGCAAGGACTTTTCTTGCGACGTAAGAACGTTGCGGCCTGTGTAGTCCTGACCCAGCTGGCCTGCGCCACGGGTGCTGCTGACAGGGGGGAGCTCAGCCAACTGCCCGCCTTCACGCCAGACACCGCTGTCGGGAACGGTATAGGTGTCGCCGGTTGCTTTGCTGCCAAGGTCAGCACGGATGCGAGCACCGGCTTCCCGAATCACGTTGTCATGCAGGCCCAGGTCGTTCTGCAGGTAGTTCAAAAACTTGTCCCTGTTTTTAGAGGGACGGCCTGACGTTTTAGTGACGCTGTAGATAAGTGCATCTACGTCTGACTCCCACTGCAGCACTGTCGAGCGGTAGCGCGGTGAGCCGTACTTAAACGGCACTGTTGGTGGTGTCTGTGGCGTAGACACTGCACGCGGCGCCTCTGTGTTTGCTTCGAGCCAGGCAATTGCTTGGCGGGCGTAGACGTCGTTGTCGAGCTGTCTTTTTGTGCGATTGAAGTCAGCTTTTTTAGGCGCTACAGGCGCAGTGCCTTCGGCAAACGCTTCAGGGTTGCTTACAAGCTCAGCAACTTCGTCGTACTGCCTGTTGAACTCTTGCAGCTTTGCCTCGCGATTAGCCCTTGCACGATCACCAAGCAGCATTTTTTGCAGCCTGGTTCGCTCAGCAGCTCGCTCTACAGGGCTCATTGCCTTCAGCTTTGCAATCTGCCTTTCGTTCAGGTTGCTGTAGGCAGCATTGTCGACAGGCTGCTCAACGGTCGGCTCGTTAATGCGTGACGGGTTAGACGTAATCCGGCCGCCAGACGCTTGCAACTTTTCAAGCACCCGGTCAAATTCTTCCTGCGACAGGTGCTGCAAGCTTCTGCGCAACTTCTCTACGTCAATCTCTGGACGTGTCGGCTGCGGCTCAGGAGCAGGATCAGCTTCTGCTCGTGCTTCTGGGGCTGCGGGCTCTGGGCGTGGTGCAGGCGCAAACTCTTCTTGCAGCACACCCCGCAGTCGCTGCAAGTTTTCGCGGACGACAGTCACTGCCTTTTTCTTTGGCGTGACCTGTGCCGCAAGTTCTGTAATTAGGTCGCTAAGCGGGCCGACCATGTTTGCCCGCGCATTAAACACAGCTGCGCCCTGCATGGCTTCTTGCCGCGCAGCGCCTGACGCTTGGACATTGATGACATTGCCAGCAGCTTCAAGAAAGCCAGCCTTGCGCTCGCTTGCCGCTGCGGCCAAAGCGTTGATCTCAGCTTTCAGCTGCGAACGAATTGCAACACGCACTTCCAGCTGGCGGCCAAAATCACTGCTCAGCAATTGGTCAAAGCCTGGCAATGCCAACGCATTGGGATCAGTGGCTGCTTCTACCTGAGCAAAACGAGCAATGTTTGCCGCTTCTGCAGTCTTTTGCGCCGACCACTTCTGTTTCTTTGCAGCTGCTGCCAGATCACGCATAACCTGCTCTTCAGCGCCACTGCTGCCAATAGCTGCGCCAATGTCGACCGTCATGTCGCCACGAGCGACCTGGTCAAACAGTTCCTGCGGCAATTTGGACAGAGGAGCAGCTTTAAGAAACAGTCTTTCTGCCGCCTCGCTACGGATCGGCATGCCCTGGGCGATCATGTCCTCGGCGGTCATTGCCGAATCACGCATAATTTTTGCTGCGTCGACGGCAGTGCCGTTGCCCTCAGAAATGTTCTGCATTGCGCCTTTAATCCGCGCTTCTGCAGCATTTGCGGCTTCCATAAACCGCACATTTATCATTTTGCGGCCGGCTCTAATAGCCGCGTCTAGGCGGTTGTGGCCATTAACGACATAAACAACACCATCCTCAGGATCACGCCAAACGCTGATGACATTGGCTAGGTCTGGATTAAAGACTTCAGTGCCAGCAAGCGAGCCGCTCCGGCCTGTTTTTGTTAGGCGGCCAGCTTCTTTGAACTGAAAGCGCGGCGGGTCAATGCCAATATCAACAACGGGATACGCGCCGACAGTGCCAGCTGCGTAGTCATCGCGGGTGGGCGGCGCCAACTCTGCGACAGCAGGCTCTGGCAGGTCGTCAGGGACAGTCTCGCTGGGTGCAGTTGCCTTGTAGACAGCCTCAATGTTTTCGACGCGTTCCTGCGCCTCAATCATCTGGTCAGCTGCCTGCTGCAGCCGCTGCATGCTGTCGTCGGCCTTAAGAGTGTTGACCTCTGCTACTAGGTCACGCTCAACCTCTGGCGTGCGGCCCGTCATGCGCACAGGCGCCGCAGGTGGCTCAGGCGCTGCTGTTGCCTCTACGTCGACAACTTGCTGTTCTTCAGCAACCCTGTCCAAATTCTTGGCCAGCTTGACTTCAGCAACGGCGCGGTCAGCCTGCGCTTGCACATAGTCGTTGGCCAGTCGCCGGCCAATTGGGCCGCCAACCATCTCCAAGCCAGCGCCAAGAAACGTGCCAGCAAATGCGCCCATAAACGCACTCTTCAGCCGTTTTTCGCCAACCGTGTCGTCGTCTGTTGCAGCTAAATAGTCGTTGACAAAACCTTCAGCGAACGTGCCATCAGTGCGCGATTTGATTGCAGCGCCAAAATTTTCGTAGGGGTTTTCAAAGTAAAAATCATTGATCGCGCCAGGCAGGTAGCCCTCTTGCGCGCCTTCAATTGCGCGGCCGATCGCCCTTTTTCTTACGCCCTCAAAGCCTGGCGCACGGCTTGCCCTCATCTGTGCGGCGTACTTAGGCCTAATTGGGATGCGCGGTGTCTTGATTCCGCCTGCCTTAAGGCCACTGGCAATGGCAGCAAACTGCAGGCCTGACGCCGTTAAGTCGCCAACAAAATCCATTACCGGGTTGCCGCTTGGTTGATACAGCGGCTTACCCGTTACCGGGCTGGGCGGGTTTGGCTCTGCTGCAGACGGGGCTCTTAGGCCAACGCGATTCGCAAAGTCCCTCGTCAGATCAGCTTTGTTGAGCTCAGTCGCGACAAAGTTCTGCAGGTTCTGCGCAACGCGGCTTGCTGCCACATCGAGCGTGTCACGCACGACGTTGCTGCCTGGCTCGCCAAGCAACACGCTGGCTGGATCTGACAGCGCTTGCTGAATCTGCGCGCCAATGCCGCCCTGGTCCTCGGCCGCGGCCTCTGTCAACTCCTCGACGACTGGCTGCGCTGCCTCAACAACAGCGCCTAAACCCGGTTGCTGCTCTTGTTCTGCGGGCGCCTCAGGCTCCATGACCTGGGGCATAACAAACGAGTAAACGCCGTTTTCGTCTTGTACCAGTGGCATTTACTCGCCCCGCAGGATTCGCAACCCATTTTGGTAGTGACCACCGCCAGGAAGCAAATCTTTTAGTGCGCTGTTGACGCTGTTGCCGTTGGCGTCTTTTGCGTTCATGTAGTCCTCGCCGTTGGGACCACGCCCATCTGCGTTGCCAATCAGGATCGCGGCGTAGATGCGAGACATGCCGTCACCAGGGCGCACTCCACGGTCAATGAGGTATTGAGCGGCAGCCTGTGCTTGCTCCTCAAACGTGCTGTTTGCGTTGACGCCGTACGCCCTTTGGTTGTCAGGGCTGAATTGAATCAGGCCGGAGTAGCCAAACCGGTTAGTGATCGCAGGGTCAAAGGTGCCAATCGTCTCGTAAGACATAGCAGCAGCCAAATCATCGGGACGGATGCCAACACGCGCAGCTGCGGCCCTAATTGCCTGGGCGCGGCTGGTGTCTCCAATAATTGGCGGAGGTGGCGCGATAGCCGCCTGCGCAGGAGCGCCTGGCAAGACAGAGCCGACGAGGTAAGTGCCGATGCCAAGCATGCGATCAATCATCGAAACTTTCTGCTGTGGCTGTGGGCGTTCCTGCAGTTCAACGTCGTATGCGCCACTTGGGAACTGCTGATTAAGGATGGTTTGTACTTGATCTGTCGGAATCTCGTTTTTAATAAGTTCGCCTTCTAGAAACGGTCGCAAGCCTCCATAGGCTTTAACAGCTTCAGAAATATGCGGCGGCAGCGGTTGCCCAGTTGCTGCCATATTCATAATGTTACTAACAGCTCCTTCAGAAAATATTGGGAATGGGCCGGCAGCCGTTGATTGCAAATTTTCCTGCAATTGCCTGTCAGTTTGCTTGTCAAAATCTTGCTGCAGCGCATCAAGACTTTGATATTGTGCAAAGCCAGGATCTTTTTTTGTTTCAGCTAAACCGTACTTAACCGCACCGTCTTGGCCGGCAATCATGTCGGTAAAACGCTTAGGAAAAGCCTCTAAACCTGATTCGCCACTTTGCTCATACAACTCCCGCATAAGCGCTAGGCCGTCTCGCACCATTTGCGGACGACGGATTTCAAATAACTGCTCTTCTTTGTCAGTAGATGAGCCGCCTAAGCTGCCTGAAGCAGTAGCTTTGCTTTTGTACTGAGCTAGGCGTTCGGCAATTGCTTCATTCATTGCTTTTACAGACGGCTTATACCGGCCTTCTCGCAAGCCACGCAACTGCTTTAGGTAAGTGCCACCAGTTTGTGGTGAAATAAGGCGTTGATCTATTGCAGCTCTAACTCTGCTTTCTAATGTTTCTACACCGCGTGCATAAGGGTCATCAAGCAGTGTTGAAATATCTTTTTCTAAGCCAGAGAAAAAATCAACCTGAGCTTCTGCCCGCCAAGCCTTTGGAACATTTGTAGTACGCGTATTAAATTTTTGCATAACCATTGCTTGCAGCAAAGGGTCATGGCCTAATTCCATAAACAATTCTGAGGATTTTTTTGCTTTTAATTCGTCGTAGCGCCGCATTGATTCATCAGTTGGCAGGCCATCTTCGCCAAACTCAACTACTTCACTCAAGCCTCCTAAAGCGTCACTAAGTATCTGCTGCGCCATCAAGTCGCGCTGGTTGTCCTTCTCTGTCTTTGCGGCTGACGTAGCAGTGTTCCACTGCCGACGCAGTGTCTGCAAGTCCTGCGCATCCATCTGGTTGATGTAACGCAGCTTGTCGTTGACGCTGCCGTCAGCACGCCTGCGGTCGCCAACAGGGCCAACCATTAGGTTGCCCATCATTGCAAGAGCATCGTCAAAAGACTTTGGCCTGTTAGGCGAGTTGTTTAGTGCAGCAAAGTAATCAAATACAAAGTCTTTGCGCAGTGCATCAACCTTGTCCAACGACAAGTTAGGAATACCTTTGGGGCCAATACTTTCAAATGCTTCTTGCAGCTCCTCTGCTGCATCAGCTGCAGTCATCGTGCTGCCCGGAGCATGCAGCGCTGCAAGCGTGGTGTTGATGACAGTGTTGGTCTGTGTTCTTATCTCGCCAAGCTGGTAGTCCATGTGCTGCTTGGCTTGCGTGCCCTTTGCCCCAGCAATTGCTTGAATAATGGTCGGCGCAAGTTTGCGGGCCTCTGCCGGCTGCAGCACGCGGTCGCCATACAGCTCTCTTTGCAGAATCTCCATAAACTCTGCGCTGTCAGGCTTTAGCGAGCGCAGCTGAATTTCACTACCGTCAGCAAGAGTGACAGACGGATTGCTTTGCACAAATGAGCTGAGCTGGTAAGCGCGGCTCTGCACCTCAAGACGATCAAGCGTCCTCTGGTAGTACGGGTTGTTGTCAACTTTTGCCTGGTATCTAGTCAGCACATCTTTTGCTTCCCTGCGCTCTTCTGGCGTTGCATCTGGATCATTTGCCGCTGCTTCAAGTTGACGCAGGCCGTTACGCAACTTGTTGTTAGCTGTAGTGCCAAACAGCGTGCCAGCTGCAGCTTCTTCGGCTTCAGCCTTGAGTGTTTCCGTTTCGCGTTTTTTGTAATCGAGAATCCCTGACGTTAAGGTTTTGAGGCTTGAATCAAAGTTGCCTAGCGACTCAGCAAGCCTGCGCAAATCGCCAACACTTGTTGGCTCTGGCTCTGTCTGCATTGCACCAAGGCGCACAGGCCCAGGTGCTTGCAATTCCGCAGGGCGAGAAAAGGTGTCAATAATTGACGCCTGTGGTTGAAGCTGTGGCGCCTCGATGCCGCTGAACTGGATTGGCGCGTTGCCTGATTGCTGGCTACCTAGACCAACAGTGCGTTGTGAGCTTTGGCGAGTAGTAACGCCAGTGTTCTTGCCAAGTGAAAGCTTTGCCATGACTAGCTCCTGATGTACTTACCGCCGTCCCACTTGAAGCCAGCGTCTTTAATGCCTGCTTCAATGCTTAAGCCTGTGCTGACGCCGCCAATAGCTGAGTTGACGCCAGCCAAAACGTACGGCGTACTACTAGGCGCAGCCCTCTTAATTGGTTCTATTGGGTCAAGCACGGTTTGCTGAATGTATGGCGTTACTGATGCAACTCTTGCTGCTCGCTCTGCTGCTGCTCCTCTCTTTTGCTCGTCTGACTGTCTTCCAAAGAAAGCAAGATTAGTGTCACTGTAAAAATCAAACTGAGCGCGTTCTCTGTCCACATCCGCAAGCAAGCTGTCGATAACGTTGCCGACACGGCCTGAGGCCAAGATTGCGCCACGCTGTTCAGCTGCCTCCAAAGCAGCCCCTCTTTTTTGCTGGGCCTTCGCTTGCTGGCGCTCCATGTAAGCAAGGTTGACCTGCCGGATTTTGTTGGCCTCAACTGTCCTAGCCAGGTCTTCTGTTTGCTGCATCTGCTGTTCACGAGCCAAAGCCTTCTGCGCTTCGCTCTGTCGCGATGCCTGGGCCTGCAGCTTGCTGTATTGAAACTGCTGCTCAGCTACTCGGTTCTGATAGTCAATTGCCTCCCGCTGCGCTTGGTACTGCGCTTGCGCTTGAGCAACACCTAGGCCGGCGCTAATGATGCCGAGAACAATTGGGACCGGACTACACATGGCTAGATCCTCACGAACTCATAGAACGTGCGCTGCTCTGGCCCAAAGTTGTCGTGCCGGTTGATAAAAGTAAATCCCATCCAGCGCAGCCAACGCAGGTGAACAGTGTTGCGGGCGTCTACAAAGTTGAACAGCACCGGATACTTGTCTTGCAAATTTGCGAGGTGAATCCGCGACTGGCGCAAAAACTCCCACTTATCTGCAACGTCAGTGAGCATTTCACTGCGGCCTAGCATCCAGATCCGACCCGCTGTTGAGCCGTCAGGGACGACGCCCCACATGCCAATCGGACGGCCATGGCGACCGACAATAGTCATGCAAGGCTTGCTCATGAAGAAAGAGTAGAGCAAGGACCCGTGAGGCGATAGCCCTGATTGCGCCTTTACTTCTTCGACATCTGGCTCGCGCATGCCATCAGCAACGTATGAGACGTCACTAATGACAGAGATTCGTTGATAGGCGCGGTTTACAGCCTCTTGGCCCGGCTGTGATACCACCCTTCCCATTCGGCTGATTGCACTCTGCACGGTAGCGGGCTGTCGCTAAACAACTCAATTTTGGCCTCTGTGTTGCGTGCCATCACAGGTGCGCGGAAAGATCCTGTTCGCAATGCAGGGCTGCCAAGTGGAAACTGGCCACTGCCAGTTGTTGTGCCATTAAACGGATACGTCTGTGTTGTGCGGTCTTGCGGTGTGATCTTGAGGTCAAAGTGCGACGTGTCGTCAAAGACCACAGTCCAAGTGCGGAGCTGCAAGTGAGGGCCGGCAACAACAGCAAGGCCGCCACCAGGCGGTTGCTCTTTGAGGTAGGGCGTAGAGAACTCATACGTCATGTCGTAGAGCTCACCCACAAAAAACTTGGCACTGGTCAAGTCGCCGCGGACAACCATGGTGCCGTTGCCGCCAGCGCCACCAGCAGCTGTTTCACTAATTGGCGTAATAACAGCGCCGTGGTTTAACGTGTTGCCGGTTGCTGCCCGGCCAACCACCACCATCGTCCCGGTGTTTGCCATCGGATACGGCAAGGTGATTGTCGACTGCACGTCCAAGCCTGACGGGCTGGTTAGGGCAACGCTGCACTGCGCTTCTGTCGTCTTGCGATCAAGCAAGATCTCAAACTCGCTGTCAACGTCAACCTCTTCTGGTCGCAGCGACGTTTTCTCCATGTAAACGCCATCGCTGCATTGCACGACGGCATACATGTCGCTGTCGAGAATTGACACGCCGATAATGCTCTTGTTGGGCGCAACCTCCCAGTACGACCAAGAAGACTGCAGCTTGGTGTCGTCCTCAAAGAAAAACTTGTAAAGGTACAAGCGCCGTGGCTGATCTTTGCTCAGCATCACGATTGCTTCTTCAGACACAGACGCTGCCAGATTGACCAAATTGCCTGGAATAAACCGGGGCACTGACGACGTCACCTCTTCTGACAACGGCACAGGGCCACTGGCGTCTGGCAAGAAAAACTCGCGCAAGCCGGTAAACGTGCCCTTAGGGATGCCGAAGTAAACCGTTCGGCCAACGCCAACAGGGTCAACGCTGTCCAACTGGTCAAACGTCGTTGTAGCCGTGACGGTTGCCGTCTTAGGTGTCAGCGACGTACCTACCGTTGTGGCGCCAGTGTCTAAACGGAACTGGCCATGCCGGCTGAACAGCAGCAGTGTGTTGGCAAACGCCAGGCTGCTCGTCAAGAAGTTAATCTCTTGACCACCAGTGCTGATGTCGATGGGGTCTGAATCAATGACCGTCTGCACAGTTTCTGGCCAAAACCTGTCGTAGGCATCAGCAGCTGACAGGATCACGTTCTCATCCGCTAGCAGCACCAGGCGGTTGCGGAACGTGTTGATGTTTTTTATCTGACTGCCGACAAATGTCGGGTTAGGCGCAGTCGTTGCGTCACCAGCTGACCTGCCAGTCCACGAAAACTCCTGAAACGTAAACGTGTCATTCGCATTGCGAATCAACACATGCGGCATCGTGTTGGTGTCAAACAGGTACTGGATGTTTGGCGCTACGGTTTCTCGCCACACGCCAGGGCCAAAGCCACTGCCAGCAGACGTGACGAACTGGACGTAGTAGTCGTCAAAGCTGGTGCTGGCTGAACCCTGGATTTCGACAATAAAGTTGTGCTCAGCAATCGTGGGCAGGTCCGTGATGTCATTAACCGTGCCTTTGATGGCTGATGTCGACGCTGCAGTCGCTGTGTCGCTGCTGCTCAGCGTGTAGTCACCACCATCATCTTTAGTAATTCGGATGATGTAATCGTCGTTTGTGACTGTGAACCCACTAATTGTGTTTAGCTTTGTCGCCAGGTCGTTGGCAATGGTGATGGTGTCTGGCGCAGATCCACTGGTGCCGCCAGTCGTGTGGGTCTTAACTGTGCCGTTGAGGTTGACCCGGTAGGTGGTGTCGTAGTCGGCTGATTTGATGAACACCATCGATTTGGTGCCCCAGTTGTACGACAGGCTCGACGTGTTCATAGCAACCGTCTTTTCGCGGTTGACAATGAAGGTGTAGTCAGCAATCGACGCAACGCGAAACTGCTCGCTGGGTTCGCCTGTGACGTCTAGGTAGTTAGTGCCGTCTGGCGTGCTGACTGTCTTAACCGAGCCATCAAGGCCAAACACTTTGATAGCGCCGTCCTGAATCAACACCATGTACTGGATGGTGCCGTCACGGTCGACGATGTGCGTAAAGGGCCTGCTGGACCCTGCGCTGCCCGTAAACATGCGGGCGAGGTGATTCATCGGCGGCCGCTTTTTTAAGCCCTCCACAGGGCTCGACATGCAGTTGATGACAGACTCCGCCTGCGATGCCAATCGCAATGCAGCCGGCTGCTGGCTAACCCCGTTAATCAGGTTCGGGATTGAGCTGCTAATCAGGGGCATGACTAGATGCGGCGGAGGGCTCGGCTAGGCAGGTAGGTGTTTAGAGCGCTGGTCATGTTGGGGTTGCCCCGCAGCATGTTGTGCTCGCTCTTAGTCGTCTCTTCCTCCAGGAACTGACTGCGTGCCTCTAGCTCCTGGGTCAAGTTGATCTTGGTTAAGTCGCCGCTGCCCAGGATTGCTTCCTGCAGCTGCCGGCCAGCCTTAATCATGATGTACTGGTGCGCATGCTCAGGCAGGTCGTCCCAGGTCAGCAGGGACGTGACGTCAGCTTTGAGGTCTTCCGTAAACGTGTACGACTGCCGGCGGCGGTCATACAGCTTTGCGCCACGCTGGATGACGTCGTAGTCCGGGTACTCCGTGGGACTGACGACAACACGGCTGACGCTGGCACCAACAGGGATCTCGTTGCTGGTGTTGCGCTGCAGCGTTACTTCATAGTCAGTGTTAAACGACCAGCCCTCTGCTTGGATCTTGCGGCTGACATCGTTTAACGAATCTTCAGCCTGCTTGGCCAGGCCAAACTGACCCTGCAGGCTGTTGACCGGCGCCTCGCCCAGCATTTGCAGGACGCGGTTGACGGCCTCTAAAAAGCTGGTGCGAGTGAGTGCCATGGGTTACTTCTTTTTTTTCTTTTTGGCTGTTTTTGCTGAATCGCGAAACGCTTTGTCAGTGGGCGCACCTGGGCTGCCGGGCTTGCGAGGAGCCTCGCCGCGCTTGCGTTTAGCGTGAATGTTGGCGTACAAGCCGCGTTTTTTAGGTGCCATCAGTAGCCCTTCTTCTTGCCGCCTTTGCCACCTTTGTGGCCTTTAGATCCTTTCTTGTGCATGGTGATCTCCAATAAAAAAGGGGCCCGTAGGCCCCTTCAGGATACGGTCAGCTGAAAGTGATCTCAACTGCGCAATCAGGACGTAGTACGCCTGTACCACAAGCCATGGATCCGACCATAAACGTGCCCTGGTAAAGGGCATGCACGTCGGCCCCGGTTTGCTCCATCTTCAGGTCCATCAGCTTCACGGTGCCGACAGCTTGGCGGTTGAACACCAGGCCGACGTTGTTAGTGAAGTTGGCTGAGTAATCGTTGTTTTCGCCGGTAGCCGCTGAGCGGTTGGTGGTCGGCAGGTGATTGGTTTTGACAATCGTGATGCCGGCAACCTTCAGCACAGTGCCTTCGGCGTATGCACCTTGGCCGCCCCAATCGCGGTTAATTACATTGGTTTCTTGGACCAATTTGTAGTATTCGCGGGGCGCTAAAGCGCAGTAGCGATCATCCTCAGGGACCGAGTTCTCGTCCATCTTCTGCGCAGCAGAGAACAATGCGGTCGCAAGTTGTGCGCCCGTAATGTTTGCTTTGTTAGAAGACGAAGGAGTGATGTTGACCGCAGAACCACCAGGCAGGTCAGTGTTGAAGTTCGTAGTGGTACGAGCAGCTTTGGCGATCATTGCTGCAACGTTCTGGTCAAAAGTGTAGGCCAGAGCGTTACCCATCTGAGTTGAATACTCAGAGCGAACGTCGTAGTGATTCTTGGCTTCATCAATATCTGCGATGAAGACATTGCTCACCAGCTTGTCATCAATCAGCACAGTTGCTTCTGCGTGCTTGATGGCGTTACCTGTCAGCTGGGTGCCAGGCGTATGATATGAAGTGCTGGAGAGGCCTACGATTGGAAACTGCGCACTTTTGCCTGATGCAATAGTACGAGTAACATGCAGATTTTCGAAGATTGTATTTTTACGGAAGGCAGAAAGTACCTCCCCTGCGAACACCTTCAGGAAAAGTGCGTCGTAGCCGGTGCCAGTGTTGTTGACCAGGCCAAGCCTGGAAGCGGTGAAGTTAGCCACAGTTTGTGTCTAATAGGTTTTACTACCTGTCACCACCACCTTCACAAAGGGTGTCCTCCGCAGAGGGCCAGAGCTTCCGTGAGAGGGTCTAGGTAACAGAAATATACCCAAGAAAAAACCCCTGGGTAAACCAGGGGCCCCTCTTCATGCTCGACCTACATCTTAGAAGACGTTTGACCGAGAAAGCTTTTCCTCCAGCTTTCTTCGGTATGCGGGGTCTGTCTTGTACCGCGGATCCTGCATTGCTTCTACCAGCTGAGCTGTTGACTCAAACTTGGCCTCACTGCTGCGAGAGGAGCGACCACCAACAAGACGCGGCTCGACGCCGGTCTGTGATGAATAGCGGCTCTGCAGGCCAGCAACTGCAAAGCGGACCTGGTCCATGTCACTAGAAGCAATTGACTTGTTAAAAGCCTTTTGCTCGCCTTCTGACAGATTTTCGCCGGCCCACTGGATCATGTCCTGATAGGCCTGCTCACCACCAAACTCAGATTTAATCTGCATAACTTGCTGTGCAGCCAGCGCAGAGTCCTGCGACTGCTGGAACTGCAAGCCAGACAAATAGGCGTCGACCATGTCACGGGCAAAGCCAGCATTGCCGAGCTCGTTGTAGTCGTCGTCAGACAGCTGGCCAGTTTCCTGCCAGCGGCTGTTCATGTTTTGGAAGTCAATTCCAGCCTCAGTCAGACGTGAACCGATGTATTCCCCGTAGATAGAATTGGCATCGGGAGCATCGTCAGACTGCTCGGCTGGCTCTGCTTCCTCAGCAACTGCCTCGGGCTCTGGCTCCGGGCGGTTGCGCTCGCTTTCAAGCTCCTTGTAGCCCTTGACTAGATCGTCAACGGTTTTGTACTTGCCAGCAAGAAGTGGCTCCTCGCCCTGTACCTGAATATCGCCTTCAGGAGCTTGTTCCTGATCGGGCGCCATTGCGGGTGCGGGATCACTTTTGATGGTAATTGCTTCAGGCATGTGGTCTCCTTATTTGATCTGGATAACGCCGTCGTCATCAACAGTGACGACAGGCTTTTCTACCTCAACAACCTTGCGCTCAGGAACTTCGCCGATCTGAATAACTTCGTACTCAGCCGGCGGCTCCGGCGATGCCGGCGGGCCCACTAGGGATTCCGGCGGCTCCGACTGCGTCTGGGAGGGCGTTGGGCTGGGGCCCGGGGACTCCGCCTTCTTCCGTGAACTGGGGGCCATAGGTAGCTCCTGGTTGGGTGTAGTTCTTGGCAATTTGTGCAGCGGCTGGGGACTTCATCATGTCCATCAGCTGTTGCTGCTCCATTGACTGCTGCTGCGCTTGTGCAGCAGCTTCCGCTTCCTGTTGTAGCTGTTCTTTTGTTTTAACCAAGTTCGTTGTATCAATCGAGCCGCTGGCAGCCAGGCGTCGCAACGCCTCATCAACGTTGATGTATTGCATCATCACCTCAGGGCCAAGTGTGTTCTGGGCTGCTGTGATGAACTCAATCAGCTTGTTGCGGTCGTCACCGCGGCCAATGGCTTCGAGACCTGTCACAGGCTTCGGGCTAACCAACGGCTCGCCGTTGCTGCCATTCGGGAAGGCAGGCAGCTTGCGTTGCTTGTTCAAAATGTGCATCAGCCTGCGCACCAACGGCAGCTGCAACTCTTGCGTCAGGATGGAATACAGGCCGCCAATTGACGCCTCTAGCTCTTGGCTCATGTAGCGGATTTCTTCCGCTGTCACGCGTTCACCTGGGCGCTGAATTGCAGTGTTGAGCATGAACGCAAACTGCAAACGACCCTCGATGCGGTCAATTGTTGCGCTTGCAATTTGCAGATCTTGCCCCTTCTGGCTCTGGATGACTGTGACGTCCTGGGCGTTGCCCTGCACGATCGCGCCATTGGCTGCACTAGCCAGCGTGCGCGGGCGGGTGGTGCCGTTGGGATTAACCAAAAACAGGATCTTGGCCGCGGCAGCACTGCCTTCTAAAACTGCCTGATACAGCGACTCCAGCGCCAGCAAATCACCGTAGTACTGCTCAACGTATGAGCGACCATACTCTTCGGTGTCCGTGCGATCAAAGCGAAGGGGAATCCAGGGGCTGTTTTCCTCAGAGCTCATGCCATGAGTGCCTGGGATTTCACGTCCCTTGCACTCCTGATACCAGTGGCACTGCCCGTCGTAAAACTTGACGCAGGTGTAAATCTTCAGCGTCCGCTGCGCCGGTTCGTCTTCGTCGTATTCATCGTCCTCATAATCCTCCTCCGAGTCGATGAATCCCGTGGGAAGGGCCTCTGGGTAGACCTCTTCCTCAACCACGATCTCAGTGACGTGGCCCATAGGGTCACGCACAAGCACATAACGATCCAGATGGATAACTCGTATTCCTTCTTCGGAGACGTACAGCAAGGCGTTGCCGCCGACGAGCAAATGCTTAAAGGCTTCGTGCAATGAGGCGCGGCCATTGGCCAGCTCCATTACTTGCATCACTGCATGCTCAACCTTTACCAGCGCGCTGTCTAGTTCGGTCTTAATCTCAGGCCCTGCCTGCTCAATGCGCAACGCGAGGCCGTCAACCTCCAACTTAAAAAACGCACTGTTGGGCGGGAACAGGGTGATAAGCAGGCGGTTTGCCAGGTAATTAACCCCGCGAGCTCCAAGGCTTTGATATGGCGTCTTGAAGCTGCCGTGATCGCCGTAGTTCTCGTCTGGGATAAGGCCAGGCAGTGTGACCTTGCTGCAATCACGGGCGCGTTGCAGGAACGGCGAGCGGTTGCCATGCAGCTGCTCATAGCGCGCTGCAGCTGAACGCCCACTACGGCCGTAATCGCTGGGTTGGCGATCGACCTTGCTGGTCAGATTTAGGCGCATCTAATTATCCGGGGATAGACAGGCCGCCTGAGCCACCTGCAACACCTGTGCCGCCAGTGCGGAAACGACGACGGCCTATGCCAGAGCTTTGTGCGCGAGGCGCAATTGCCAAAGTTTGCTGCATGTCCATGCCACCTGCTGTTTGATTTGCGGCGTACAGCGGGTCAGGCACAGCCGTTGAAGGAGCTGCAGTTTCTGCAATGGGGTTAGGAGCTGGAGCTGGATCGGCTTCTGCTGCTGCTTTTTGGTCTTTGAACCGCTTTTCTGATTGCGCAAGCTGCAAATCGAACTGACGCTTTTGCTCAGCCATCTGCTCACGCTGTAGAGCCATTTGCTCTTCATGGCGACGCTGCTGCGCGCTGTCGTCACGGCCGCCTCCACCACCACCGCACATGGTCAGTCCTCGTTGATTTGCTCAGAATAAACGGCACGCAACATGCGAACCACACTGCGTTGCCCTACATAAATCCATATTTGCCGATCAGTCCAGTCCGCTTCTGGACATTTCTCCGGGTACTGCTCGTCGAGACGTCTCAGAATTGATTCATCCAACCCTGGCCAATCACTTTCATCGCGCATACGGATCCTTCGGAAATACCTGACAGCCTTCGACGTCGAACGGTAGCTGCTCCCAGCAATCGCACAGGCTGGCTACTTCAAACGCATCCTCTGCGCTCTTAGCCAGCACGACTGTCTGGTAGCCGCCTTTGGCCATGCCACCCCACTCTCCCAGAAAACCGGAAGGCAGCCGCACGACGTAAGGCTTTGGCTTAGCGACCTGCGAGCTGGATCCACTCTTCTGCATCTGAGCGTCCCATCTGATCCAAGGGTATCCCCAATACCTTTGCATCCAACGCCCCTTGAATGTTTCCCATATACGCTTCCATTTCGAGGTCCCATAGCTCGGCCTGCCGCTCCTTAATTGCTCGATCTTCATCGATAGCCAGCGATTCATTCCAGTACTGAATAGCCCCCGCCAGGGCGTCGAGGCGGTCGTCATGCTGTAAGCAATTTCTTTCGACCGTAATATGCGTCAGTTGATGGAACAACTGGTAGGCCAGTGCTGTTTCAATCGACTCGTCGTCCCTGCTGCGGCTGTCGCGCTCAATAACTGAGCGGTTGACCACTAGGCGGTGCTGGTTCATCACCGGTTCCAGCGCATTGATGATGCGCCGCTCCTTCTGCATGTTGCTCCGCACCGGCTCAACCGTGCAGGGGTGGTACTTGCGCAGGAAGGGCTGCAGCAGGCTCTGCAGCATGCCCTGGCCAAACTGGTCCTCCAGCAGGATCAATGTCACCTGACGGCGCTTTGCGGCCTTTGCCAGGCCCTCTAGGACCTCGTCTGAGTAGCCATCGGTGTACGCACCAACCTCTAGGACGTACAGGTTGCCGTTGAGCTGGCCGACGATCGCGTAGGCCGTTTCGTCAGTGCCCTTGCCTGAGGGGTCAACAAACATGACGCAGCCATCTAGCTCTAACCAGTCGCCGTGGATAAACGCTGGCCGGTAGTAGTAGTCGCCGCTAAAGCCAACTGACGGCAGATCTGTGATGCGGTACTCGGCTCCTGCTGACCACACCACTTTTTCGGGGACGTGGTCGTCGACCTCCAGCACCATGAGGTCCGAGACACGCAGCGGAAAACGCTGCAAGTCAGACAGGGTGGTATCCAGCTGGAACTGCAGGGTGAACTGCGAGCGGCCGTAGGACGCTTCACGCTCCAGCAGGTCCAAGTCAGAAAACCTGCCGGGGTCTGTCGGCTTGTTTGGGCTGCTGTCACAGCCCTCCAGAATCATTGGCGCCAGGGCATCGCCGTACTTGGCCGGCCTTTCGGGATACCTAGCTGGCCAGATGCGGCAGTCGTAGCCGCGCATGCGCAGCTTGTTGTAGACGCTCTCCTCTGTCTGGGGCGTGCCCAGCATCATGATCTCGCCCCCTGGCTTCAGGATGGCGTTGAACTCACCAACGCAGGAAATCAGCTTCTCCCGCATGCCAACAGTCCAGCTGGTGTTCGGAACCTCGGTGTCATCAGCAAGAATCAGGTCGGCCCGGCTTCCGGTCAGCTGGCCAAAGACCCCTACTGACTTCACTGACGGACTCTGGTCCGGTATGGCGGGACGCACGTCAAAGCGATTGCTTGCACTGCGTTGGTCATCACGATCTGGATCCAGGCACTGGAGCAACGGCATCTCCCGAATCAACCGCAGGCAGAACTGCGCAAAGTCATCAGCCCGCACTTTGCTGGCTGACACCACCATGATCTTTTTCTGCGGGTCATTCCTCAGCAACCACAGCGTGTAAGCCGCAGCCATCCAGCTCTTACCCACACCACGGAACGCCTCGACGATCCGTCGCTTTGGCCCCTGCTGCATGTACTCCGCAATGTCCAGCTGCACTGGTGTCGGATCCGGCAACTGCAAATGCCGCCACACCACCACCAGGAAATACCGGAAGTCCTTGTCAAATGGTTCCGGCAGCGGCTGCCATGCCGTCTTCTTCATTAACTAACCCGCCGCTTGAAGCTCACCACGTTTTCAATATCAGGCAATGCCTTAGCCAAATCACCAAACGGTGTTCCTTCCGCAGGCTGAGCACTGATTTGATTGTCCTTCAAGAACTGCCGCAGCACATTCAATTCACTTGTGCTGATCGTCCCCTCATCCAGCTTTTCTTTTAGGTGCTGCGCTAATCCCTCGTGCAATTCACTTAGTAAGTCCTGCAGCTCCATTGCTTTTACTTTCTCCCGTTATCAACAGCATATCGAAGAAAAAAGCAAGGGCCTCTACACCCACCACAGGAGAGAGGCCCTGTCCCAGCTCTGCGTCGCTAAGACCCCTGCACTATACCCACCCGAAACCCCTTGCCACCACTGGCTGTCCCCATAAGAAGAACACCATGCCCCTCTAGTAAGAGTCCCTACTAGATCTCCTGCTAGATCCCTGTTCGCTCCCTGCGGTACTGCTGACGCTGATTTCTGGCGGAAAAATCTGAGGGGCTTACGCATGTGGGAGCAGCCGGCTTCACCCCCCTTCGGGGTGGCCACTGCCGGCCACATCGACTAGGGTGGTGGGGTCCAGGGGGACAGGCAGTCCCCTTGGTTGGTATGCTGGGTACGGGCAACCGGCCCGGCTGCCTGTTCTTCTCTGTTTGGCCGCCCAGGCTCAAACAGGTCACCTACACCCACCACCGCCATGACATACGAGGAGTCCTTCCTAGACACCTGCGGCCGCAACGGCGAGGCCTCACTGGAGGCCACCCGCCAGCTCTTTCGGGACCACGGCAACGACTACGACGAGGTTGTCCGCAACATCGACGAGTACACCAGCGGCCCCGACGAGATGCTTGCAGTTCTCAACCGCGACGGCCGCGGCCTGCTCAGCTTTCTGGGGTACTGATCCATGAATCCACACGCCAAGCTTGAGTCAGCCCTCGCATCGTTCGCCCGTTACTACATGGGCAACGATGACCCAGAGGGCCTAGCTTCCGACCTGCTCATCATCTTGTCCGAGGTCATCGACACGGACACCATCGCCAAGCCACTGGCCCAGGCCCTGGACGACGAAGTGCAAGTCAATCAACGGCTAGACGGCTGAACCCAACACAGAGCCCTGCGGGGCTCTCTGGTGGTTTCACCACCAACACCCACCACACGAGGTCTACCAATGACCACAGCCACCACAGAGGCCAACCACGCCCTGGACAACGCCGCCGCCTGGAATGGCACGATCAGCGCCGCCCACGAGGCGTGGCTGTTTTGCCAGGAAGAGACGGAGGGCCGCGACCTAACGCAAGAGGCCAAGCTGTTGCTACATGAACACGGCTACGACGGCACCAACCACGCCGACGTTGCCGATTCCATCGAGTCGGAGAACCGAGACGCTGCCCTTAGCGTTGAGGTGCGGACCCGTTGGCATGTACCGGGCGAGCCAGCAGAGCCTGGCGATTACTGCATCCTGTTGACTTGCGGCGGCCCTGCGCTCCGCATCACGGGCGAGCTACGCGGCTGGCCTGCTGTCGCTGTCGAGCCCTGCGGCTTTCAGCTGGAGTACCAAGACTGGGGCACGCCCTGGACCTGCTACACGGACGCCGACGCCGACGCCCTGGACTGGTTCACCGGCCTGTTCTACTACGGCGAATGACGGCAACCTAGAGCCCCTCGTGGGCTCTCTGGTGCCCTCACCAGCACCCACACCCACCACCAACGGAGGCCCTATGGCTTTTCACGTCTACGTCCACGACTGCGGCTGCCTTGATTTCGTCAACAGCTTTGACACCAAGGCTGAGGCTCAGGCCTACGCCAACCAGCTGCACGCCGACGTCGAGGCAAATCCCACGCAGTGGGACCTAGTCCACCCCTGGTTTGAAATCACAGACCAGGTGCTGCACGCTCAGGAAACCTACACGTTTCCCAACATGTCGGAGATGGGCTGATGCAGCTACGCACCTACCTACTGCTGATCCTGTACGCAACAGCCGCGGCCGCCATCGGTGCGGCCTGGCTGATTGCCAAGTTTGACCCAACAGCTGGCCACGGTGAGCTGATGGAGAACATCCGGCAGCGCAACGCAGAGATCCAGCGACACATCGACGCCAACTAATCCCGTAGGGGGGCGCCCCCCCACGGAAAACTGAATCACAACACCCACCACGGAGGACACCATGGCCACACGAGGCCGACCCAAGAAGCCCGCCACCTATGCGGAGGCGCTTCAGACTGACAAGCAGATCAGAGACGCGGCTGAAGCCTTTAGCAACGCCCGCCGAGAGCTCACCGCGCAGCAGTGCAACATCTACGAGACGCAGTACAAGCTGCGGGCGGTATTCGAACAGCAGGAGATGATCGCCAAAGCGCTCGAACCTGTCGACCCACCGTCAGACGACGACGAGGAACGGATCTGCCAGCGCATGAATTACCTCATGGACAGAACCATGGAGCACATGGCCGAGCTTGCGAGTGAGCTGGCATGTGATTTCAATGCTGTGGCTATTGCAAAACAGCAGCTTGAAGCAGCTGCACAGGCGCGCAGCAAACGCTGTCAAGAATTGTCCGACGCGTACACCAAGCAGTGCGACTGATCCTTATTTTTACGGCGCTCAATGCCTTGGTATGGGGCGCCTTTCTCAACTATCACGGCACGCAATGGATCAAAAAGGCCCGACCACACTCCAGCTCCAGCAGATTTTTCGAGACTGGTACAAGGACACAATTGGCCGGGCTCCGGACAGCCAGATGATTGCGATTGCGTCACTGTTCGGCACCCACCTGCTCAAAAAAATCGAGGAACAGACCAATGACTAACGACTCACTGATTTACGACATCAACGACAAGCAACCAACAGCAGCGCACGCCAACAACCAGGGCCTGGTGCTGCTGTACGACCCCATCGGTAAGTGGATGAGCGGCTCATGGGACTGCGTGCAGTACCGCAAGGGCGTCACCCACTGGATGATGCTGCCCGATGCGCCGCCGATCACACAGACGCGGGAAGAGTTGAACGAGCAGCGCTTTGAACAATGGCTGGCCGCTTACAGCCAGGGCAAACAGCTGACCTACGAGCAGCAGACCATTGCCCACCAGGCCTTCCTGAAGGGAGCCAGCTATGTCTAGTTGGACGCTGCACGAGGCAGCCAAGGTCACGGAGCAAGTCCGCTACGCAGGCAGCGGCAACGAACGCAAGGCGCTGTGCAACATGCGCCTGGTGCTGGATCACTTCGGCCGCCAGGTCAAGCTTGACGACATCACAACCAGCACCGTCGACGCTTACATCCAGACGCTGAAGGACAGCGGCAACGCACCCGCCACCATCAACAAAAAACTGGCGGTGTTGAAGGCCATTTACACGGACGCCATGCGCCGTGATGGTTGCAGCAAGCGGCCGCACATCCCGACCATGAAGGTGACATCGTCCCGGCTGCGCTTTATGTCAGTCGAGGAGGAAGACGCACTAATCAACTGGTGCTGCACCGAGAACGAGCTGCAAGTATGCGAGGCGTTGATCGTCTTAATCGACACCGGCATGCGTGTCGGCGAGCTGTTCCGTGTCATCCCTGCCGACGTGGACATGGAGCAGAACATCATCAGTGTTTGGAAGAACAAGGCAGACAAGCCCAGGTCAGTGCCCATGACCGACCGTGTGCGGCAGATCGTCGGCCGTCGCATCAAGCGGCGCAACCTGACCGGCTCAGTGTTCAACAGTTTGGAGCGGGGCCACCTGGAATATGTGTGGGACTGCGCCAGGTGTGACCTGGGTTGGGAAGACGACAAGCACTGGGTCTTGCACATGCTGCGGCACACCTGCGCCAGCCGACTGGTGCAGCGTGGCGTCGATCTGTATGTGGTGAAGGAGATCCTGGGCCACAAGAGCATCACCGTTACGGAGCAGTACGCACACCTCGCCAACCCACAGCTCAGAGATGCCATCGCCAAGCTCAACAAGGTCGACAGCAGACCAGCTGGAACTAGAGCGGGAGATGCTTACGCTCGGGCGGGATCGCGTTGAGTTGATCGCTAACCGCCACCGCAAGGGGCGAATGGAATCACTCAGCACATGGGGTGAAGCACTGACAGCAGCGGGGGTGGATCAGCTAGTGATCCACCTTCGTGCTGTTCGGCGCCGCATACAGGCAGGCAAGGCGGGCCAAGCGTTCGCCCTGCTTGCACCCGTGACACACCTTCCACCCCAGCAGGTCGCTGCAACTGCCGTGCGGGTGGTAGTGGACAGCATCAGTGCCTGCAACACGCTGCACCATGTCGCAGCGGAGGTCGCCGAGAAGCTGTGGATCGAGACCATGCTCGATCGAGCAAGCGCACAAGAGCTGCGCACGTTCAGACGTGGCCGCAGCAGGCGCAAGCACCAGGTCGCTGCGATCAGTCACATGCAACGGACAGAGCATTGGCATCCCCGTGAGCGCATGGCCTCGGGTGTGTTCTTAGTTGAACTGATAGCCAAGGAAGTTGGCATCGTCGAGATCACCGTCGACCGCAGCTACAAGCCACCACGCAGGGTGGTGGTGCCAACTGACCAGTGCATGGCATGGGTGCAAGACGTGAAGCAGCAACAGAAGCTGATGACGCCCAGCTACCTGCCCATGCTGGTGCCGCCACGGCCATGGACGTCACCGCTGAGCGGGGGCTACCTGACTGACAGCATCCCGTTAGTGCTGATGAAATCCAACGCAGAGCTGGTGGCACAGCACACCAAGGGAGACGAGCCGTACCTGCAAGCTGCCAACCTGCACCAGGCCGTGGCCTGGCAGGTCAATGGCTGGATGCTGGAGCAGGTGCTGCATGCCTACGACAACAGCATCGAGGTGGGTTGTCTTATGCCACGGGAAGGGTGGCCGGTGCCGCCGTACCCCAAGCACCTGCCGGAAGACAGCGAAGGCGTGCGCAAGTGGCGCATGCAGGCCCGCCGCATCCACGAAAAAAACGACAAAACCAAGACAGCGCGTATTGCCATTGCCAAATGCTTGTGGGTGGCGAAGCGTTTTGTCGGCGAGCAACGGCTGCACTTCCCCATGTCGCTCGATTTCAGGGGGCGCTACTACTACCGCCCGCCGTACCTCAACCCCCAAGGCAACGACGTCAGCCGCTGTCTGCTGGTGTTCAGCGACGGCCAGCCCATCACAACAGAGGAGCAGGCCAACTGGCTGCGAGTGCATGGGGCAAACATGTATGGGCACGGTGGGCTCGACTTCCGTGCGCGCATTGACTGGGTGCATCAGGAAGCAGAGCGCATAGGGGCAGCTGCTGCTGACCCGTGGCAGCACGCTGAATTCTGGATGCGTGCCAAGAAGCCGTGGTCTTTCCTTGCTTTCTGCCGCAGCTACGCCGAGTTCATGCAGCAGGGCTACGGCTACGCCTGCCAACTGCCAACCATGCTGGACTGCACATGCTCAGGCATCCAGCACTACAGCGGCCTGCTGCTGGACGAGGGCATGGGCAAGCTAACCAATTTGCTGCCGTCTGACACACCGCAGGACATCTACAGCGCAGTAATTGACCGAGTGCTGCAGGTGCTGCGCAGCAATGGCGACGAGGACGCACGCAAATGGCTGAAGCTGCAGCCCGACAGGTCGCTGGCAAAGCCAGTGGTGATGTGCCTGCCTTACTCCGCTACGCACAGCGCCTTCTATTTTCATTGCTACGACTGGGCAGTCGAGCGCACGCAGGAATTATTCAGCGGCAAGTCCTGGGCCACACGCAAGGGGGCAGTGCAGACCGTGCATTACATGGCGCGCATCCTGCACAAAGAAGCATCGGCACTGATTGGGCCAGCTGAGCAGGCCATGAAGTGGTTCCGTGCCATCGGCAAGGCAGCCGGCAAGGCCGACATCCCGCTGCAATGGCGCACACCAAGCGGGCTGCTGGTGCAGCAGCAGTACATGGCAGACCACGTCAAGCGCATCCGACTGAAGTACCTGTCGGACGTCAGGCTCGACATCAAGATCAAGGTTGACGACGAGGTAGAGCTGGATGGCAGGCGCATGGCTAACGCACTGTCGCCAAACGTCTTGCACTCCATGGATGCCAGCCACATGGCGCTGGCAAGCATTGACGCAGCAAGCAAGGGCGTGGTCAACTTGGCCGGCGTTCATGACTGTTTCGTCACAACGCCTGCAGAGATGACACAACTACGCAACTCTGTACGAGCAGCGTTTGCTGCGCTTTATTCAGAGCGCTGGTTCGATCGCATATCGGATCAGCTCCTCACACACACACAGGTTGAGCTGTCACGGCCACAAGCTGGGCAGCTCGATCCTTCTCTCGTGAAATCTTCCGACTACTTCATCACATGAAACCTCAGAAGTTTGACTCCCTGACTCTGACCACACCGCCTTGCCGTCTCACCTACGCCTGGCTGGTTGAACCCGACACCAAGTACCCACCTGCTGTTTACAAGGTCACAGCACACGTCCCCGCTGAGCAGGCTGCAGAGATTGCTGAACAGCTGGACGCGTACTACGCCTCATACATGCAGCACCTCGGCGGCAGCGCACCTGGCACCAAGCTGCAGCTGAACGACAAGCCATACAAATTTGAGAACGACGACCAGGGCCGTGCCGTCTTCTCAATCAAGATGAAGCGCACTGCCAACGGCGTGCGCACAGACGGCACCACATGGTCAGCCGAGGTTGCGCTGTTTGACAGCCAAGGCAAGCCCATCGGCAACCGTGATGCTCTGAAGAAAATGGGGCCAGAGACAACAGGCCGCCTCAACTTTGCAGTGTCTGGCTACACGGGAGGCAAGGGCACTGGCGTTACATGCAAGGTTCTGGGCGCGCAGATCCTGGAGTTTGTGCAGTACACCAGAGGGGCGACCAGCTTTGGCTTCCAAGCAGAAACCACCGGGTTCAAGGCGGGCGACATCACGGAAACGGACGAGCCGGCAACAGAAGAAGCAGGTAACTGGTAGGTATCGCAGCAAGTTTGAGGCGAATGTTGCCTCTAGCTTGGACAAGCGTGGCCTGGTGTTTCAGTACGAGACCCAGGCCCTGCCTTACCGCATCGAAGCTGTCTATACGCCTGACTTCATCCTGCCCACCTGTGTGGTGGAGACAAAGGGGCTGTTCAGTGCAACTGACAGGCGCAAGATGCTTGCCGTAAAGGCTGCGCATCCACATGTCGACATTCGCCTGTGTTTCCAGAACGCCAAGGTCAAGCTCAGCCGTGCCCCCAGGTCACTGACTTACGGGCAATGGGCCGATCGCCATGGCTTCGTCTGGTGCGAGGGCCACATACCCACCGCTTGGTTCGATGAAGGAACGACGCAAGTCAAAGTTTGTCAAACATGAGCCGTGCCCACAGTGCGGCAGTAAGGACAACGCAGCACGCTTTGATGACGGGCATCTGTACTGCTACAGCTGCGACGCCGTCATTGAAAAGAGCCCGTCGCCTGAGCGGCTGCCTAAATACAAACCCTCACCCCCGCCAAAAGTGGAGCTGCTCGAATTTGTAAAGCCATTGGCCCTCGAAGCAAGGGGCCTGACGTTAGACACCACAACCAAGTTTGATTACGGCGTGACCAGCCACCACGGTGAGCTGGTGCAAGTCGCAACCTACCGGGATCAGCTGGGCAAAAGGACAGCGCAGCACCTGCGGTACAAGGACAAGCGCTTCCGCTGGATAGGACAAACGTCTGGGCTGCAGCTGTTTGGTCAGCACCTGTGGCGACAGAACCATGGCAACGGGACAAACATGTTTTGTGTTGTCACCGAGGGCGAGATTGACTGCATGTCAGTGTCACAAGTGCAGGGCAATAAGTTCCCTGTGGTGTCACTGCCCAACGGTGCATCGTCTGCTCGTAAATACTTGGCCGCAAACTTGCAGTGGTTGAGTCAATTCAACCGCATTGTTTTGTGCTTTGATTCGGATGAGCCGGGTATCAATGCAGCCGAGGATGCAATGCAAGTTTTGCCGCCAGGAAAGGCAGCGATCTGCAGGCTGCCACGTAAAGATGCCAACGAAATGTTGGTCGCAGGTGAGGGTGAACACCTGAAGGATTTGCTGTGGAAGGCCACACCCGTCAGGCCTGACAGCATTAAGAACGCATCAGAGCTGTGGGATGTGCTGGTTAAGCCAGGCGCATCAGCCATCTGCCAGTACCCATGGCCCAAGCTCAACGCTGCTGCTCATGGTTTCCGCAAGGGCGAGATGGTGACGCTGGCAGCAGGCAGTGGTGCAGGCAAGAGCTCTATCTGCCGTGAGTGGATCGTCCACTTCTTGCGGGCAGGGTTAAAGGTCGGCGTGTTCATGCTGGAGGAGAGCATGCAGCGCTCACTGCAGGGCATCGTGGGCGTCGACATCAACATGCCCATTCACCTGGACCCAGAGCTGGTTAGCGATCCAAAGGTGCGCACTGCCTTTGACGAGCTAATGAGCACCGGCAACCTGTTTCTCTACGACCACTTTGGAAGCATGGACCCCGACCGCCTGGTCGAGCAGATCAAATACCTGGCGACGTCAGAGGGTGTCGACGTTGTAGTTGTCGACCACCTCACCATTGTCGTCAGCGGCATTGCTGATCTCGATGAACGGCGTGCCTTGGACGTGACATGCACCAAGCTGCGGCAGGTGGTGGAGCAGACAGGCGTTGGCCTGGTGCTGGTGTCCCACCTGAAGCGGCCCGAAGGCCGCGGCCACGAAGAGGGTGGGCAGACAAGCCTGTCGCAACTCAGGGGAAGCCACGCCATAGCCCAGCTTTCGGACCTTTGCATAGGCGCAGAGCGCAACCAGCAGGGCAGCGATGAAGAGCGCAACAAGCTGCAGCTGCGCATGCTCAAGAACAGGTTCTCCGGCGAGACAGGACCGCTGGATGAGCTGGTGTTTGATCGCAAGACAGGGCGCCTGACTGTTCCAATGTCCAGCTACTTCGGGTTATGACTCTTCTCTGCGACGGCGACTGGCTCAATTACGTCGGCTGCACTGCCAACGAGCAGGACATCCGATGGACGGAGACGGTGCATACCTTGCACCTTGACGAAGGTGACGTGAAGAACACGATTGTCACCATGCTCGATGGCTACCGGGCCATTGCTGACGACGACGACGTGATGATCTGCTTCAGCAGTTACCCCACGTTTCGGCACGAAGAGTTCCCTGACTACAAAGCCAACCGCCTGGGCAAGCGCAAGCCGCTGGGTCTGTCTGCCATGCGCCAATGGATGACTGACAACTACCCGACTGTGGTCAAACCAATGCTTGAAGCCGATGACTGCATGGGCCTGCTTGCCACCGATGGCAGCGTGCCTGACCCGGTAATCGTGTCGATCGACAAGGACATGCGGACCGTGCCATGCCGCCTGCTTGCCAACCAAGAGGTAGAAACCATCAGCGCCATGGATGCTGACCGTGCATGGATGGCACAGGCATTGACCGGCGACAGCACCGATGGGTACAAGGGCGTCAAAGGCGTTGGCCCAGTGGGTGCCAACAAAATCCTGGGCGACTTGGTCACTGTGCAGGAGATGTGGCCAAAGGTGGTTGGCGCATACCTGAAGGCAGGGCTGCAAACAGCAGACGCTATACGCACAGCAAGGCTGGCCCGCATCTTGCGAGCCGGTGACTACGACGAGCAGGCTCGCAGCGTCAGGCTTTGGGTGCCTCCAACAGCGCCTGCTTGACCATGGCCACCATGTGGTCATCGACCTTGTTGTCAGTGGTCTTGGCCGCTGCCGTAAGAAGATCGACGATCAGCTTTTTAACGCTGTTGCTTTTAAGGAACGCAAAAAGGATCGGCCTAATTAACAGAAGCATGGGTTGATGCTCTCGTTACGCTTTGACGGTAGCGCTGCTTTGCAATGGCAAACAACGACACCGAACACAACGGTGGCATTTTGTCTGACCTAATCCGCATCATTGTTCTGGCCTGGTCTTTGGCGTGCCTTAGCCTCAGCTACCTGGGTCAGGTCAAAGCCATGGATCCCACATTCGCCGCCTCCATGCTTACAGCGGTGTTGAGTTCCTATGGGGTGAGTGTTGGTAAGACCAACGGCAAAAAAGACGACAGCAATAAGCTAGACGTAAGCAAGACCACGCCACCTGCTAAGCCATGAAGATCCAATGGCTACTGATCGCAGCCCTAGCGCCCGCTCCAGCGTTGGCCAACACAGTCACACCGACGTGGTCGACTGGCAGCATGCAGAGCACGACCACCACGACGCAGACAATCGAGGAGACGATTGTTCAGAAGATCTACGGCTCCGAAATGCAATCGTGGTCTGGCGAGAACGTGACGCCCAGCGCAGCCGACATTACGGGCGCCAGCACAACATGGGATCTGACGACCGATGGCGATGCGTTCACTTTCGAGTACACAACTCGGGACGCCGACACATTGATCGAGCAGATCGACATCGACCGCACGATCGAAACCGACTCCACCACTACGTCGCTCAGTGTGTTCTCGCAGTGATGTTGGCGGCACCTGCCGCTGCCGAGACAACTAACAACTCGGCGCCCAGGGCCCAGGCCACAAGCAACAACACCAACCAATCAGTCCAGTTCAACAACAACGGTGCGCCCAGCCGGCAGCACTTTGGCGGCAACGTCAGCTGCAATGGTCCCACTCTGGTCGTCACCCCTTTTCACCTAGAGGCGCACGCTGATCCATATCCATCAGAGGATTACACCCGTGCGCAAAACTTCGGCGCGCAACTCAGCATCAACGTTCCGCTGGATGGGTCAATTACCGAAATGTGCAAGGCCATGGTGCGGCGAAAGTTGGCAGCACAGCAGCAGCAGATAGAAAAGGAGAAACTCGACTACCACCTTGTAAGGGCTCTTAAGTGCGCTGAGCTTTACAAGACGGGCTTTATGCTGCATCCAGACTCAACGCTTGGGGCTACTCTCTGTTCCGACGTAGTCTCAATCGACGTCTACCGAAAGTCTCAAGGTCTTTCCCCCGTAGCTTTGCCAGCTTCTTCAGCGCCGTCTGAAACGCAGGCTTCAGTACCTTCACGAGATTCTGCGCAGCAAGCGTTGCCCCGACAGAAGCCGCTGCCGCCACTGCCGCCGTCGTTGCAGCCACAGTCACCACCTCAGGAGTCGGCAACGCAAACTCCAGAGACGTCCCCGGCACAGTCACCGTCGGTTGCTGAACCTCAACCTTCTCGATCACAGGCGGATTGACCAGCAAGTCGATCGTTTCTTGCTGCGCCTGAATGTTTTCGTTTAGCTGCTCGATCTGTTTCTGCAGCGCCTTGGCAGCATCGCGTGCGCTTTGGTCGACACCTTGCGGTGGCTTTGGCGGTTTAGGCGGCTTTTTTGGTGGAACGCTGGGCGGGATTAGCAGCGGGTGAGAGGGAGCCGGAAAGACCGGCTCCTCGATTGATGGCCTTGGAAGTTCAATAGACCCAGGCAGCTGTATGGATGGCAGCTGCAGTGGGTCCACCTATCAGAAGTCGATGACTGCGCCAGTCTTGACGTAGCTGCCGGTGTCAGAACCGTCGAACTTGCTAAAGCCCGCCTCGGCATAGAGGCTGGTTGCGTCGTCGACCTGGCCGGAGAGGCCAGCCTTGCCTGACCAGCCCCAGTCAGTGCTGCTGGTGTCGTTGCTCATGGCAGGGCCAGCCTGGATGAAGAAGGGGCCGTCCTTGTAGCCAACGTGCAGGTCAAGGCTGCTGCCGCTGCTGCTGCTGCCGCTGAATCCGGTCACGAATTCTGGGTTCGCATACATCTTGCCCTCTGCCTTCGCAGACGGGCTGCCCAATGCAAACGCCGTGGCGACGACAGAAGCAGCAATCAGGAGACGCTTCATGGTTATTGGAAGAAAACACGCAGACGTTAGTAGAACTACTTACCAAGGCACACCCGTGCCAGTGGTAGGAGTGGCCTGCTCTGTCAGCTGTGCCTCTAGGGCAGCGTTGACTTCCGCAACCTTGTCTTCGCCCAGGGCGGATTTAACCCAGCCCACCACTGTTGCCTCGTCAAGGTCGGCATACGGAGTAGTTACGTCGCCTTCAAGAGCAAGCTCGCCGTAGGCGCCAGCGGAATACACCTCGTCGTCAGATCGTGCATCAACTGCGTAATGCACAGAATCGACGCGGCCGGTGCTGAGTGTGCGGGAAAGCGTGTTCACTTTCCAGGTAATGGTGGACATGAGAAAAAAGCAATGGGGTCAGAGTAATTCAAGCCGCAGCTTCCAGTGCTGCAACCTTAGTTTCAAGGGTTTCAATTTTGACTATTGCTTCTTGCAATGCGGCGGTCAACAGTGGCACAAGCTTTGATTGATCGATGCCTTGCATTACAGCGTTGCCGTCCTCATCAACTTCGTTGTGCGTTCCAGTAACAGCTTCAGGAACAACAGCTTGCGCTTCGTGTGCAAGAAAACCATCAACTGTCGTATTAGCATCAGCGATAAAGTTAAAACGTTTGGGCGCTAGTTGCTTGACGCGAATAATAGCGTTAGCAATGTCAACGACGTTTTCTTTAAGACGGTAATCAGAGGAAGTGTTATACGTAGTAGAACTGCTATTAACAGTAATAGTGCCTACAAGACTACCACTTCTTCTGAACTCAAAAAGTGTTCCATCGCTATTTCTATTCGCAAAATAAGCAGGCCCATCTGCCCTAGAGATAAATAACGCACCACCATTTGTACCGAGATGTTCATAAGCGCCACCTACTACTGTGTTAGTTAAGCCAGGTACATGTGTTGTACTCGGAGCAAACAGGATGTGACCATTGGAATTAATCCGCAGCCGCGTGTTAGAACTATCAGTATTAAAAGCAAGCGTATTGGCAGCAGGTGCATGTATGTTTGCACCACCAGTATTAAATGTAATCTTAGGGTTGGCCGCACTAAGTAATACATTGCCAGTAACGTCGAGTTTTGCTCCAGGACTGGATGACCCCACGCCCAAGTTTCCAGCCGAGTCCAATCTCATTCTCTCTGTTCCACCATTAGTGTGGAACTGCATTGCGTTAGTGGAGTGCACATACGCAATCATGCCAGTGTCTTCATCATCAGTGTCGCCAAAATTGACGTGAGACGATGCAGCGTTACCACTAATAATCGAAATCTTAGAAGTAGATCCAGACGCAGAACTTCTTTGGAATACAGCAACAGTTTGTTCTGCATTTGTTATCTGTGTTCCTGACTTAATGGCGTGCAAAGTACCGTCAGATTTAATGCGTAGGCGCTCAGTCGGGCTGCTTGCATTGTCGGCTGTTGTATGGAACTCAAGCCTTGTCGGATAGTCATCAGCTGCGTGCGCTCCATCTGCAACACATTGAACAATGCCAACATCGTTGTAACCAGATGGATCGTTTGCATAAAAACGCAAACCACCAATGCCATTACCATCGGCAACGGAAGAATCGTTACGCGCTAAACCGACATATCCACCACCACTTGCAACGCCTTGAATAAGAGTGGTGCTTAAGCCACCGCTAAACTCGCTAGTCGTCCCTACCAGCAACCGCCCAGCGTTGTCGATAGTTACATCTTCAACCAAGGTCGTGCCGTTGTAACGGCCGAAACGTGTTGGGATATAACTAGATCCACCGTCAGAAATAAATCTTGCCGCACCGCCTTGACAGTTAATATTTACTTTATCGTCACCGGCACTACGGTAAACAGCTAAACCATTATCAACAGCGCTGGAATCGTTGTTAGAAAAAACGCTTAATTTTTCAGTAGGCGATGTCATCCCGACGCCAATATTTCCATTGGTGTCAATTCTCATCGACTCTTGATTTGATCTTGAGAAAAATCGAATATCTCGGTTCGTAGTTGTAGACCGGCTTGCAACAATATCCAGCTCATAGCTACCACTTGTTGCTTTATCAATGTAGCCGGCCGCTGCAGCAGAACTAAAATCACCAAAATAGATTTTGCCATCGTTTCCGATGCGCATCCGCTCAGCGTTATTGGTAAAAAACCTTGTTGGGTGATTTGAGAAAGTGTAAATATCAAATGTAGAATTATTATTATTTACTCCAACAAAGCCTGTTACTGTTCCATTGCTTTGGCGGATATAGGCATCAGCTCCAGAAGTAACAATGTCAAGAGGTTGCGCAGGCGCCGCCGTCCCGATTCCAACCCGGTTGTTAGTGCCGTCAACCTTTAGAGTATTACTGTCGATGTTGATGTTTTCATCGACGCCGCCAGTGGTGACTTGAGTAAGTGTCATGGTCATTCACCAGGGGTAGAGGAAGCAACGCTGGCCTGATAAGCAGAGATTACCTCGGCTGTCCACAAAGCTGCTGCAATGTCTTGCACCTCCTGGACCTCGCCGCTTACGTCGTCACCAGGGCAGACAACGTGGCGGTGGTGGTTGCGTGCCAGCTCAACGCCATCCTCTTCAACCACAGTAGTGGTGCGGATTTGAATGACCTGATTAGGCAGGATTTCTTCTTTGTATTCAAGTCGTTTTGTAATAGCCATTAAGAACG